CTTTGAAGATTTTGGATTTAAGTGCAGCTGACGAAGCTAGTACAGCCAGTTATGCAGGTACTACTTTCAACATGGTGGCATACTGCATTTAGCAGCGTCACCCTTTTGTCGGGCAGCGGCTGGGTGCGGAAAGCCCCCGTCGTCCTGGCCGTTTGCCCGACGCTTTTAACACCCTCCCTATGGGGCCGGAGGAAGGTAAGAAAATGAGAGTTTTACGTATCAAACCATGGAATCCACAAAAAAAACAGATAGTAAAAAAGTGGGTTTACCAAAGTGTTCATTATACAGCAGGTATTGACGTGGGGTATCCGGGCGAGATACCGTCACCATTTTATACGTTCGAAGATGATAACGACCCTGTTATCGAATATCTTCTGAACGTGCGACATCACAATGAACCAACTGTTTTGGCTTTTGAAGAAATCACGACAGACAAAAAAGACAAAGACCTGAAAAAGGTTTTACAAGATGACTTAGAAGCTCGCGTGTCTGCTGGCGGCAAACAGGCCAGGGCGCAGGTTCAAAAAGTAGAGACTCCAGAGGCACCTGAAAATCAACCTAAAAGACGCAAACGACCAACGGACAAGGCTAACGGGCGTAAACGTCCTGGCAAACGCTCCACGGTTGTTTCCGGTGAGTAGCAGGGGGTAGGAGAGGTGATGTGTTTTAATGATGGCGAGACAGAAAAGTTCAAAAGACACATTCGACGATCTGAAACTGAGTTCGAATTCACAACGTTATACCGAGAAAGAACTCAAGCGCCTAGATGAGACAAAGGCAAATGAGAAGGAGTTCCAGATGGTAAGAACTGATATATTCGAAAAGATAAACCGGGTAAGTGACAAGGTGGATGCCGTCAGTGAAAGCGTCGCAATAGGAAACAAGTGGAAGATAACTAGTTTTATAGCACTATTAGTTGCCATAGCTACAGCCGGAACTTTTCTAGGAATGACAACCTCTTCTGTAGCAGAAACCCAAAAGGACATTGTGGACCTTGGAACCTCAGTAGAAAAAAATAGCACTCAAATATCTGAACTTAAAAAGACTGTGGAAGAAAAACAAATAGAAGACAGGTTGGCTGATGATGCCAACCTTGTCAGGTTTGAGAAAACCGTACAAAATGCCATCGGGAAGTTGGACAAGAAAAATGGCAAAAAGTAACCTATGACTACGATGAAATATAGGTTTCGTGTCGATGAAGTCACCGACATTATGACCGTATATGACCAAGTCAAGGTCTATCGTGCCACTACTGCCTTTCCTCATACCTGGGCTGAAATAACAACACTGTCTCCGTTGACCCGAATACCATTGGTTGCCAGTGTCACAGAGTACCTATTCGATGATGATTCAGGTGACGAGGACTACTGGTATTGTCACGCCTTCTATAACGCAGTTGGACCGTTGGAATCTGATAAGTCAACTCCCATACAGATTCCAATTGCTGGCTATGTAACACTTGATGACATGAGAGACGAGGGGTTCACTGCCACTGACGCCACAGATGCTCAAGTTAGGCGTGGTATTGTGATTGCCAACAGAACTATAGAAGCAATTACCAACCAGTGGTTTGAACCTCGCGCTCACACTTTCCTAATCGATGGTCGTGGGGTGTCCAAGATGTTTTTGGACGTACCCATAATTGCAATAACGGCAATAGAGGTGGACGGGGCAACTATTGATTTTGATTTCAATTCTGTCAAAATTTACAACCGACATCTTACGCAGGGTCTAACCAATCCAGACGACAGACAAAATCCCATGATTAGCTATGATGAGTCGTATTGGATGAACGTGTTTGGTATAAGTCAAAAGACTACATATTTAGCGGGCAGTTTCTACGAGGGTCTACAAAACATAAAACTAACAGGCTACTTCGGCTATACCGAGTTGATAAAAGGCTCAGAAATTGGCGAGACTGGTACTAATAGCCAAGTACCGTTGAATTATGGAGATACGCCGGAGCTGATCAAGCTTGCAGCCCGTAGGCTCACTTATAAAAACATGTTTCCGCTAGCCAAACAAGCCAAGGGATACGGTACTGACTTGTCCATGATGGGCAATGTCAGAAGCCGAAGAAACAGAGACCAGGCTATTACATTTGGTGGTACAGATACTTCCAGTTCATCCCTGACCGGAGACCCAGTAGTAGACGAAATACTCATGTCTTTCATGGGTCCACTCAGAATGGAAGTGGTTTAGTGGGCTGGCTCATACACGAGTTTATAGCCGTCATTAGACGTCTTGACACTAAGGCCACAGATGCGGCCTCGGTTGCCACCGGGACTCAAGAGACTTGGGACATGAGCGGAGTACCATTAACAATTACGGTTAAAGTAGACGGCGGTGGAGCCGAAACGATTACTTTTGTCACTGGTGATTTTGTAGCAGACGCGGCGGCCACAGCCGACGAAATAGCAACCCGGCTAGACACGATAACAGGTGGAGAAGCCTATGTCGATGCCAGCGGGGCTGTTATAGTGGGTACGAGTACCACAGGCAGTTCGGGCTCAATCCAGATTACTGGTGGAACAGCAAACGCCACGTTGATATTCCCCACAGTTTTGGTTTCTGGCGGTGCCTATGACGATGTATTCGGAGGCACAAAGAGGATTCCAGATGGTAGCATAAACGGTCTCGATGCAAGGCGCGAACGGCCAGCCCTAAACGCTCCCTGTCAGGTAGACAGAAACACATGGGGCGAACAATCCATGGGGCCTGGTGGAAAAGAAGTGCGAGCTGATGTGGTATTGGTACTAGAACGTGATTGGCTAGTTGACAACAATCTGCTAGACGCCAACGGGGTTCCGTACATCGAAGCCGGAGACCGCATAGTTCAGATACAAAAAACCACAGGTGCTGTCATGTGGGCATATCCAGACCCTCCTGGTTTATGGGTTCACAAGGTCGAACCTGCTGGTTATGGACTAACAGCAGACCCCGAATTCAACCTGGTTAATTTACACTGTTACCGTAGAAAACTTGGTACAGCCGCATGATACGCATTAAGACAAAAGGTTTAATGTCTTCAATGGCGGCAGCTTCTAGAATGGGTGCTCAGGTAGAGCGCGGTATACAAAGCGCAATAGCCCAGGGAGCCCACGAACTACGTAGAGAGATGATGGAAGGGCTGCGAAATCAGGCTCCAGGTGGCAATACGATATTGCCGCTATCTCCGATGACAATCGCCCTTAGACGATTACCTCAAAAGGGTGCCAAAAGCCAGACATTGAAGCAGGGTAGCACCAAGGCATTAATTCGGCACGGCGATTTGATAAGGTCGATAAATGTAGAGAAAAACACTCCAGAAGATTACACAGTAGGTGTACACCGAGGAGCCAAGGGCAAGAAATCCGGCAAGGATATGGTTAATATAGCCGCGATTCACGAATATGGAACTAAATCCTATACCCAAGTGGTAACTCCAAAAATGGCGGCATTCTCTCGGTATTTAGTAGTCATGGGCATCCTTCATGTGCCTTGGAAAATAGGCCAGATGCTTAGGAAGAAAATACCAGCGAGGCCGTTTTTAAGACCAGCTCACAAGGTGTGGAGCACTACGGCTAACGAGCGATTTGTAACAAGGTTGGCTCAAACTCAGAGCTTGATTATAAGGGCAAAATAATGGCAGTACCCACCATATCGGCAGTAACTCCAGCAAGCGGACATACCGTAGGGCTGGATATTGTCAAAATAACGGGTACTAATTTTAGATTGCCACCCGATATAGTTGGATACGACCCTGGTGACGCACAGCAAACCATTAAAATCACCATGGGAGGCGTAGACAGCACCGAGGCGCACGCAATTACAGCCACCAGTGGTTATGCCAAGGTTCCATCTTGGACCGGTGTGGCGAGTGCTGAGACGCCCATATCGGTAGATGTAAGGGTGGCCAATCTAGACGATGACGGTGACGAAATATCAGGCGAGAATGCCACGCTGGCAGACGGTTACAGCTACGACAGAACTCCTATTACAACTGAGGTGATAGTCCAGAGGGTTATCAAAGAGCTGGTGTTGTCTCTTAGGCGGTTTGTGCATCCCAATACTGTACTGACCACAAGCCCAATGTATGACGATAGTTCAGCCGATGACACCGACCGGATAAAGGCCGGGCAATTACCCCTGGTTAAAGTAATTGGACCCGTGGAAACTGAAGACAAGCGAATGAGTCATCAGTCTGTGGATGAAGAAGACGACCCTGATATTGCTAGTCAATACATAAGAAGAGCAAGGGTACAGAGCGTAGACCTAGACTTTACTATCCAATGTTGGTGTGATGACCGTCATAGCGGCGGGATTTATACGCTAGCTAACGCGGTTACAGATGCGATTTACAAAAAAGGTTATATCACAGTAGCAGTAGACCCAGATGATTCAACATTAGGCGACTATGACCTTCCTTGGGCAATTACCGAAATGACCGAATATGACACTGGAGACGAGCTAGACGGCCTGCAAAAGGCTACGTTATCTTGTGAAATCAGGGAAGTTCCTAAGAATGACCCGAGCGCTACGATAATAGAACGCGGATACGATTTGGGTGGTGACGACGTAGTTCCCACCATGGAGATATTGTAATAATAATGAAAAAACGAGGTGGTAAATCAAAGTCGTTATGTGCTAGACTGGAATTGACCGCCCGTTTCATGGGCAAAAATCAAATTAGGGGGCACCGTTTATTTAGACACGCGCACGAGGCGTGCATACGGAGGACCTAATGGCGCAAGCAGCCAAGATTGTAATTCTAGAAGAAACGCCGGGAATAGTTAATATTACGGCTCTTCCCACGGCGGTCACTGGTATGGTGGCTGTCACTGAGCGCGGTGAAATGACAACGGCAACCCTGTCAACCACATGGGATGAATGGGTAGACCAACATGGAGGGTTTGGCACCAACTACGACGGAGCTATAGCAGCCTATGGATTTTTCCTAGCTGGAAGATCTCAACAGTTGTGGACAGTTCGAACTTGCCATTATACCGACCTGACATCACCAGCAACTGCAACTTCGGCAACTGGAACCTACACCATTCAAAATGCTGGTGTGACGGCCACGGTTGGAGCAGTGACATCAAGCCTCGCTGAAACCTACACGCTAACAGCGGGTGACGACCTCGATATTAAAATCGACGGTGCTGGAGCGGTTACCACCACTTTTACAGCAACAGCTGGAAGTGTAACATCGAGCAATGGTTGGCCCCTTGGAGACCAGGTGGGTCTGACTGAAGTAATCACCATCGATGGCGGTACTGCTCAGACTATAACTTTCGGCACGGCTACCACAGCTGCTCATATAGTAGAAGACCTCAATGCCCCAGCTCCTCTTGGGCTGTCTGGTGCTTCTGCTGCTGATGTGGGTGGTAATGTGGTTATCACCAGTGATTCACAGGGCAGTGGTTCTAGCGTGCTAATTGGAACTGGCACAACTGCCATCACCTGGGCTGCTGCCGTGGCAGGCACAGGTAATGTAATCGACATTTCAGCGGTGCTTGGTTCGGAAATTGTTACAGCTGTTGACGCAGCTATGACGCCGGACACTTTGACAACCGTATCAGGTGGTTATGTAACCATCTCTACAGTAGATACCGGAGTAGCGGCTACCATCCAGGTTGAAGGCGGAACAGCAAGAACCAAAATAGGATTCGATGCTTTGGAACACACTGGTGTAGATGCAGCCCCTGCAAATACGCTAACAGTGGATGGAAAAACACCCGGAGTATATACCAATACCTGCAGGCTAGTTGTGTCTGCATCTAGTTCCACTGTAGCAAGTGAGTTTAACTTTGCAGTTGAAAAAGATGGCACGATTGTAGAGACCTTCCGCAATGTTACGATGGACGATACCGCAACCAACTTTATCGAGACTGTGGTAAACAATGTGAATACAGGTTCGCTGTACGTCACCGTAACAGATGAAGATGCCGGTGGAACTCCTACCAGTGATAGACCGACGAACGGTACTCACGGATATATGACTGGTGGTAGTGACGGGCTTACCTCACTTGCCGATACTGACTTTGTAGGCAACTCAGCTGGACCAACTGGACTGTATGCACTTGATACTATCTCTACATTGAGACTTGCTGGAATACCTGCTAGAGCCAGTACTACAGTTTACTCTGGACTCAGGACATACTGTGATACATATCGTGGACAGGCAGTCTTTGCCGTCTATGCAACTCCGACCCTGGCATCAGTGGCAACCGTAGCAGCCATGAAGACATTTGTGGAAACAACATGTTCATTGGTTAATTCTACCGAGTACGCGGCAATCTACTGGCCCCGTATTAAGATAGCCAATCCTAGCAAGTCGGTATACGGACAAGATGATTCGATTTCTGTAGACCCGTCGTTGTGGATTTGCGGAACCATGAGCCGAGTAGATAGTGCAATTATCGGTGGCGTATATGAAGCACCAGCAGGTGTTGAACAGGGTATGGGTGTCATCAATGGGCAACTAGGATTAGAAACTGATGAAGTAAATGACCCGGCAAAGAGGGAAATTCTTTCGGGTGTACAGTGTAATCCAATCCGCCATCACCCCAAATACGGATACTACATAGATGGCCACCAGAATCTGAAAGAGACCGGGAGCTGGCCGTCTATCCCAGAGGTGCGCGGCAAAATCCATATTGCTCAGTCAATTGCAGAATCCCTGGAATGGGTGAAGCACAGGCGCAATACGCCAAGACTGCAAAGACGTGTAACCAGGTCGGTTACGGCCTTCTTGACGGTAGAGCTGGAAAACAATGCATTTGCAACGGACGTAGCAGCCACTGCATTTTTTGTACAATGTGATGGTAAGAATAACCCACCGGCTGTGGCAGCTGCTGGAAATCTGAAATGTAAAGTAGGACTCAACTTCGGTACACCAATCGATGTTGGTCAATTGATAATTGCTAAGGACACGCGAGCCTACGAAGAGTCGTTAGCCGCATAGGAGGAATAAATGGCTGGTCAAGTAAGAAATGCTCATATGCCTGGACTCTTTCGGGTTGAAGTTGACGGCTTCGATTCGCAAAATTTCGAGTACGCTGGTCCTTTCGATATGGACGTCGAAGTATCTGTTACCCGAACGGGTCCCAAGTTAACAGAAGTCAAGGAGCCAACTGGCAAGGTGACATGTCCCGATTTGGAACTTAGACGACCCATGAATGCAAACAAGGATTTGTGGAATTGGTTCAAGCAGACCATCGACGCTACAACCGGTAAAGGCGAATTGCCTGCCGACCTCAAGCGTACAGTCGATATTATCCAAATGGACCAGGCTGGGAACGACCTTGAAGCATGGCGTAACTATAAATGTTTTGCCATGGGATATAGGGGCGGCGAAAATGACGTAGAAGGCACTCGTGCCAAGACTGAGGGAATTGTGCTCTCTCGTGAATATCTAGAGCGCCTCGAAGTTTAGTCCACCAATATTTAATCGGCAATTAAGCTGATTTCATGCCATAAAATAGGGAGGCATTTTCATGAGAAAAGAAACTGTAATTCTGCCTTCCGGTTTATCGATTACATTGCGGGGCAAAACCTTGGAAGAGGATTCCGCACTGACCGACCAAAGCCGGGGGCGCACATTTTTGGACATCTGTTTTGACCTGCTTACTGCTTGTACAGTGAGCATAGAAGACACAGGACCAAAGACAGACGTAGCAAAAGACGACGGAAGTATAGACTA